TGAGCGCGTGACGGTAAGTCTTTTGCGTGAGGGTGAAAATGCGCGCCGTGATGACAATCTGGCGAAAGCCTCAACCGTATGGCCTGAAGGGATTTACCCGGTTATTTATGCAGATCCGCCGTGGCGGTATGAAAACCCACCTATGGGCGGAGGAAACAGGTCTATTGAAAACCACTACCCGACAATGACGCTGGATGAAATCTGTGCTCTGCCGGTTGAATCTATTTCCGCTGATGGGTGTGTTTTGTTTCTTTGGGCTACTTCACCAAAACTGGCAGAGTGCATGGACGTTATAACCGCATGGGGTTTCAGTTATCGCACGAGTATGGTGTGGGTGAAGGACAAAATAGGAATGGGATATCACGCCCGCAATCGGCATGAACTTTTGCTTATTGCGAAGCGTGGTGTGTTTGCCCCTCCTGAACCGTCTGACAGGCCGGATTCTGTATTGAATGCACCGCGTGCCGAGCATAGCGCAAAGCCGGAAATCTATTATAACTTGATAGAACAAATGTATCCCAACGTGCCCCGTGTTGAATTGTTCGCCCGCCAAGCCAGAGACGGTTGGGAGTCGTGGGGAAATCAAAGTGGTTCATAATTTTCAGGACTCGCTGAAAAAATCACAAGAGCAGGCAGACGCGCCTTGGTGGATAGATGTCTATCGTGAGGCATTTCCAGACTTGGCTGCGACGGTGAATGTAAGGGATGACGGTTGGGCGCAGCGGGGCGGGATTGATAGGGTTCTCACGCTCAATAGTGGGAAGACTCTCACCGTTGATGAAAAAGTCAGGGCCGGAGATTGGCCGGATTTTTGCCTCGAATACTGGAGTAGTTACGAACACAAAACGCCGGGTTGGGTGGCTAAAGATTTGGCCTGTGATTTTATTGCCTACGCTTTTATTCCGTCTGCGACTTGTTATTTGTTGCCGTTTCAAACGCTGCGCCGAAGCTGGCGGGATAATCACAAGGAGTGGGTGAAAAACTACCTGCCCGTGAAGGCGAAAAACAAAGGATATACGACGATTTCTGTGGCTGTACCAATCGAAATCGTAATGCAGTCGATGGCTGACGGAATGAAAGTTAACTGGCGCTAAATCGGAAGGGATAACGGCATGAATTTGAACTGTGGTCATACGGGGTGGGTTAAAAGACGCGCACTACACTGGTGGCACCCTTGGTTTGCTTGGCACCCGGTTCGCGTGGGGCGTAACGCTGCGTCTGGTGGGTGTCTGTCTGGCGCAAGGGGGAGTATGACGCCGGCTGGGGAAGCGGCGCAATGTGGAGTTGGAAGTATTCAATACTGAACCCGAAAGGAACACCATGACAGAAAAATGGTGCCACGATGTAGCAGAGACGGTTGTTTGGGATGATTTAACTTTAGCCCAAGTCTGCCGGTTTGCTTCCTATTACTACGGGGAGGAAATTAGTCCCAAGAATGTGGTTGAGCGGGTTACTGCGGCAGCCGTAGCAGCCAGAAAGGGACCAGATGACTGACTGGGCAGACAAGAAGGCGCATAGTTTATACCGTTATTGTGAGGAGTGGGATTCTTTGATTACGGACGATCTGTTGTGGTTTGCCCCAGTGGAAGATATATCCCAAGCCCTACGCGAAGCCGTGGCAGCAGAACGGGAACGTTGTGCCCAGATATGTGAGGCGGAACTTCCCAACGGCTCCTATGACGTGGTGATTAGCAGAATAGAAGCAGCCATACGCAAACCAACGGAGGACTAAATGAATTTCGAATCTTGGTGGAAAGACTACCCCCGAAAAGTAGGGAAAGGTGCTGCCCGGCGTGAATGGGAGAAAGCAGTCAAGCTGGCGACACCCGAAGAAATACACGCTGGCCTGATGAGAAACCTTGCTTGGTTGCAGGGTGAATACAGGGGCCCGGCACAAGACTTTCGCCCGCACCCCCGCACTTGGCTGCATCAGGAGCGTTGGGAAGATGACTTGTCACCACCTGTAACAACAGAAAACATGGTTGACTTAGCCTTACAGGCCAAATGGGAAAGGGAAGAACATGCAAGCGTCGAAGAGCCAGATAAACGAATTCGTGATAGGTCCATTGCACGTGCACTACAGGCCCAGGTGGGACAAGCGCGAAAACCCCATTGAGTACGGGCAATTAGTTTCGGACATAGTTGACGCTATTTATGCCGAGCAACCTGAGCCTGGGGCAGTTTCCGCCCGCATGACAATCTTTATGGCCGGCTGGAAATACCAGCGTTGGCCGACGCAGGCAGAGTTAATCCCGATTATCTGCCCGCCAGACAAAGAAAAAAAGCTACTTGCTGAGATATTAAACCGGGACACAAAAATCACTACCGACGAGGCACTACGCCGGGAAATCAAGCATGAGTGGCTGGGCCAAGTGGTTAAGGGCTATGGCAACCGCGACGCCGAGCGCCGGGAGAATGAGGGCGTATGGGAGGATTTAAGGCCCCCCGGATACGTCATGCACGCAGCCTACGCCCCCGAAAACGTCTTTGTCCTGAGATTATACAATTGGTACCGTTCAAAACTGGACACACTGGCTCTGGACGTGGCTAAAAACCCGGCTTTGGATTGGTGGGGGGTGCTACCAGTTCCAGACGCGGCAGAAGTCGAAAACGCAAAACGTATGGATAGGAGGGTCCAAGCACAAACGCCGCCGTAAGGCCCATAAGCCCGCCGTACAGGCCGTTGAGCGCGGAGATGAGGATATAGACTAGACACTGAAAATAATATATTTTTAAGACAACCGGAGGAATATCGTGTGCAGATAAATCAAACACCCATCGGCGATAGCGGCACCACCATCATAGCAGGTGAAATGACAGGTAGAGCAATACACGCCATCGAACTCAGCCCCACCTATGTGGATGTAGCAGTAGAACGGTGGCAAAACTTCACTGGTGAGCAAGCTAAACGGGAGGGGGATAATATATCCAGCGTGGCTAAGAATGCCGCGTAAACCAACAGGCGGAAAGGTCGGAAAACCGCCATTTATCCCGACAAATGACGATAGGAAGACAGTAGAGATTATGACGGCCTGCGGCTTCAATCACGCCCAAGTCTGTAATCAACTTGGCCCAACCGGCATCTCAGAGAAGACGCTAATTAAATATTTCCGCAGAGAACTGGATACGGCAGTGGATAAGGCCAACGCCAGAATGGGAGCCAAGGCTTACCAGATGGGGTTAGGAGGTAGCGAGCGAATGGTTCAGTATTGGCTAAATTGCCGGGCTGGCTGGAAGGATACGGCAGACAGCGGTCAGACTGACGCCAAACCCATCAACATCCAGGTAGTCTTCACACCCCCAACCCAGATAACAGACCAGACGCCCGAATTCATCGACGTAACGCCGGACGACGATGGATAAGCTACAGATACCCAGCGTATTCGAGCCGTTATGGAAACCCCATAGGTATAAGGGCGCACACGGTGGCCGAGGATCGGGGAAAAGTTATAACTTTGCAGCCATGGCGGTTCTTAGATCAGCTAAAGAGCCAGGCCTGCGGGGCGCATGTGTCCGTGAGGTCCAGAAAAGCCTCAAGGAATCGGCACAAAAGCTGATTGTGGACACCATTACCAGAATGGGCTTGGGCGGTGAGTTCAGGCCATTGGATACCGAAACAAGGGGGCCCGGAGGCGGTTCTATTGTTTACCAGGGCATGCAGGACCACACAGCCGAGAGCATCAAGTCGTTTGAAGGCCTGGATTGGGTCTGGATAGAAGAGGCACAGAACCTGAGCGAACGCAGTCTTGAGATGCTACGGCCCACGCTTCGCAAGTCAGGGTCGGAGATATGGGCAAGCTGGAACCCCAGATCAGCAAAAGACCCCGTTGATAAACTGCTACGAGGGCTCAGCATCCCGCCGAATTCCGCCGTTGTTGAGGCTAACTATCAAGATAACCCATTTTTCACCAAAGAACTGGGAATGGAGAGGGCTCATGACGAGAAACACAACAGAGACAGATACGCCCACATCTGGCTTGGTGGCTACGAACCACAAGCGATTGGTGCAATTTGGCTCAGGCAAACCCTTCACGAGGGCCGAGTATCTCGAATGCCGTGCGAACGCGAACGCACATTGGTCGGTATCGATCCTGCGGTTACAGACAACGACGCGAG